CTGCCAGATCAGCTACAAGTTGCCAGACAAAGACGCCAGCGGCCAGCAAAAGATCAACTTCGCCATTGCCCTTGTGGACTCGCGTGCACAAAAGATCATCCAGACCGCCATCGAGGCCGATTCTGTGGTGTACCTCACCTACACCGAGTATCTAGAGGCGGACAAGGCCACGCCAGCGCGCACGCCGATCACCATGGTGATTGTGGGCGGCGAATGCAGCGCGCTCAGTGTGCAGGTGGAGGCGCAATATTTCGACATGCTCAACTTTGCCTGGCCGCGCGAGCGCTACACCGTGGACAAGGCGCCCGGCACCAAGTACCTATGACTCTGGATGAACTGCTGCGCGTGCCCTACGAGCGCAACGCCAGGGGGCCGCAGGCGCTCGACTGCTGGGGTCAAGTGCGGCTCGCCCGCCTGCACTTGTTCGGCAGGCCGCTGCTGCCCGCGTTCTGCGAGGTGGCATCAGGCGATGTGCGGGCCATGACGAAAGAGGTGGTGCGCGCTGCCAGTGCTGCTGGCTTTGCGCCCTGCGATCCACGCCCCGGCGCCATTGCCACGGCCTGGCAGGGCAGAACTTGCCCGCATGTCGGCATCGTGGTGGACATCGATGGCCGATTGAGGGTGCTTGATACGAACGTGGGCGCAGGCCCACGGCTGCACACGCTGGCGGGTTTTGCCGCCAGCTTCACAAAGGTTGTGTTTTATGACGATTGAGATCTACGCCGACGCTGTGTCTCAAGACCCGACCGAGGTGCATGGATGGGTTGGCACGCTGGGCGACTTCATGCGTGCGCAGGGAGTGGCCTTTGATGGGCGCCAAGAGCAGCCCATCGCGGCATTCGTGGATGGGGTCCAAGTTGCGCCCGCTGGGTGGGATGCCACCACCGTAACTCAAAGCCGCGTGCAGCTGCGCGTTGCTGCGTACGGCTTTGACCCGTTCACCTGGGCAATCATTGCTGTTGTTGCCGCAGTCGGTGTGTCGCTGTTGATGCGTCCAAAAATTCCTGGCCGCAACAACACGCCGCAGGGCAAGAACCTGCAGACCGCAGACGCCACGGGCAACGTGGCAAAGCTCAATGATATTGTCCCCGAGCTTGCAGGCACTTACCTGCGTTACCCCGACTACCTCACGCCCCCGCGCCGCTACTTTGCCGACCCGCGCACGCAGTACATGGAGACGCTGTTGTGCCTTGGCCCTGGGCAATACGCGCTGGACGGAAACAGCGTCAAGATCGGCAACACGGCGCTGGCCGGGCTGACGGGCGCAGAGTTTCATATCTACGGCCCCGGCGCCTACGTGGCCGCCCATGGCATGCACGAAAACTGGTACACCGCGCCCGAGGTGGGCGGCACATCGGCAGGCACAGCGGGCCTTGAGTTGAGTTCCGAGGTAGTTGCTGGCACGCCCCTGCCCACCGGCACATTGACGTTTTCTGGAAAGACCATCACTCCCAGCAGCGGCTGGCCAGAAGGCATTGGCGCCGGGACGCAACTGACGGTTTTTCTGCCAGAGACATACACGGTCACCACATTAGAGGTTCCAGGGCCAGAATCTTCCACCAGCATCAGCCAGTTCGCTGGCCCGTTCACCGAGCTGGAGCCATTGGGTGCTGGTGCCAGCGTGACGCTGAAAGACGGCGCTACCGTGTTTGATCTGATCGTCAAAACAGTAGGCGGCGTGGCTGGTGCGCGGCAGATCACTTTTCAACAAGCCACCGCTGGCGAGACGATCACCTATTCGGATTTTGTGGCGGCAGAAGGCACGCGCACCCTCAAATTCCGCTATCCATCCCGCCGCTACGGCGTAACGTCATTCGCCGGTTCCGAGGCGACCGTGCAAGCGCTCTACCAATCAGGCGATGCATGGGTGAATGACCCGACATGGCTTGCCTTCCAGACTGGCGCGTGGTCCGTTGAATACGCAGAGCTGGCCGTTGTCGGTGGCAATGTGTACGGCAAATGGGCGGGCCCCTATGTCGCATGCCCGGCGGGCGAGGCCAGCAGCACGTTTGAGTACGACCTGTTTTTCCCCTCGGGCCTGAGCGTCATTGCAGACAATGGCGACCTGCAGGCGCGTGCCGTGCAAGTCGAGTTGCAGCACCGTGCGGTCGGTGAGTCCAACTGGGTGAGCGTGAGTAAAACCTATTCCGCCGCCACGCTGGACCAGATCGGCTACACCGAGCGCGTCACGGTAGCGGGCAGCACCTGCCGCGAGTTTCGCTTGCGCCGCACAACGGCCGCGCAGGCCGACACACGCACCAGCGACAAGGTTCAGTGGTACGGCCTGCGCACCCTGCTGCAAAGCCCAACCAGCTACACCGGGTGGACGACGATTGCCGTGCGCATCAAGGGCCTTGGAGACATTGGCGCCAGCTCCGAGAACCGCATCAACGTGCTGGCCACCCGCATGCTGCCCACGCTGCTGTCTGATGGCTCATGGAGCGCGCCGCAACCCACGCGCGACGTCTCCGCGTTTTTTCGCTACATCGTCAACAGCGTGGGCTACACCGACGCGCAGATTGACATGGGCGAATTGAAGCGCCTGCACGACATATGGGCGGCCCGTGGAGAAACGCTCGACAACGTGTTCGATCTGACCACCGTGCGCAGCGCGCTGGAGGTGTGCCTTGGTGCCGGCATGGCCGACCTGACGCTGGCTGATGGCCTGCTGACCCCCACGCGCGAAGGCGTGCGCACGGCATACGATGGCCCGCCATTCAGTGCGCAGAACGTCACCGGCGACATCACCCGCACCTTCACCACGCGCCGGCCAGACGACAACGACGGTGTGCAAGTCGAATACAACGACGCATCAGAAAACTACGCGCCCAAGACAGTCGATTGCAAGCTGCCCGGCAGCCTGGGCGTCAAGCTGCAAAAGATCAAGCTGCCCGGCGTCACCAGCAAAACGCGGGCATGGCGCATCGGCATGCGCGCCGCGCGCGAAATGGTGTACCGGCGCTGGGCCTACACGCTCTCGACCGAGCTGGATGGCTTGGTGGCCCGGTATGGCGACTATGTGCCGCTGGTGCCAGACATCCCCGATTTCGGGCAATCGGCCATCGTGACAGGCGTGCAAGGCCGTACCCTCACCAGCAGCGAGGCATTGGCCTGGCAAGACGGGCGCAGCCATGTCATCGCATGGCGCAACCCCAACGGCAGCTTGTCAGGGCCGTTTGCTGCCACGCGCATTGATGACAACGTGCTGACCGTCGCAGGCACAGAGCCCATGCCCGCGCCCACGCTGGCCATGGAGCCTCCGCACCTGTATTTCGGCACGCTGGAGGAATGGGCCTTCCCGGCCATCGTCAAGGCCGTCCGGCCCCAGGGCGAGAGCAGCGTGGAGATCCAGGCAGTCAATTACGACGCGCGCATTTTTGACGACGACGACAACGTTCCAACGTAACCAGCCACCCGCCTAGAGCGGGTTTTCTTTTGCCCCACCACGGCCCGCCATTGCGCGGGCTTTTTTTTTCAGAGGCCCCATGACCACCTACAACACCGGCAACCCCATCGGCTCTGCAGCTGTAAAAGACTTGTATGACAACGCCGAGAATCTTGACGTTGCAGTCAATTCTCCATCAGCGGACGTATGGACAGACCGGCTCGGCCAGGCCCGCAAGACGTGGCGCGGCATTCAAAGCGAAGCGCAGCTGGAGATTGCCCAGGTTGTTGGTGAAGTGACTGCGCAATCGCAGCAATATCTGGATGAATCCATCGTGGCCCGCGATGAAGCCCGCGCCGCTGCTAGCGCCAGCGGGCCTATCGCATTCTTCGGCACCTATGAAGCAGCACAGGCCGCCGTGGGCGGGCTCCCGGATGGTGGAATTGTAGAAGTCTCGCAGGACGAAACCCGCGCAGGCGCACGCGCGCGCTACAAGGTGCAGGCCGGGGCGCTGGTGTTTCTGGTGAATCTGGATCAAACAAAGCTTGATCTTGCAGCAGCCACAGGCGCATCGCTGGTGGGGTTCACCGACGCGCAGGGCAATGTCGGCACAGTCGCGGGCTTGGCGACCAAGCAGATCATGCGCAACAACAAGACATCGGCCACTGTTGCAGGCGAAGTCCCTGGCCTGAAGATTGGTATTTGCGACGGCACTGAGGCGGGGTGGCGACTAAATCCGGCAGCAGGTGATTTTGTCGCAATTTATCCCTATGTGGTTAGCTCCGCAGTACGTAACCGTGTATGGGCAATGAACCCAATCGTGGATATTCCATCAGGATCACCAGCCACCGCTTGGTGCTACGAGGGCAATATCAACGTAGGCACGGCAGACACACCAGACCCACGAAGCACAAACCATGCACTCGGTGCTGATATGGTATCTGGCGGTACATTCGCGCCGAGTGCTGCATTCGCTACTTATTCAAGCACGCTTGCAAATCGCTGGAAACATGGTCTGTGGTTCGATAATGTCGGTGGTCAAGTCGGCTCGTCCCTCATTAAGAGCAACGTAAATGTCAGTGTCGATTTTGGCATTGATCTTGGATCGGCAACGATCAACTACCAGGGTTTGCGGATAGGCGCGACACCTCCTGCCCAAGTCGCGGCGGTAGGCATCCGGCAACTAAATAACAATCAGGTTGGTATCCATTTGCAGCGAAACACGGATACTGTTCCAACCGGTAATCTGCTGCAAATTGTCAACGCCGCTAATAGTATCGTTATGGCTAGTATTGACGCATCCGCAAATATCACTACACAGGGAAATATTTTTACTTCCGGCGAGGCGAATATTACAGCAGGCGGCGTCACACAGTCACGGGCGCACATTTCTACTGCGGAAGCCCCAACTGTCGGTGCTGGGCAAGTCTCGTACGGGGCCACTCTTGCAAACGCTGCAACTGCTGGTTCAGCAGGGGCGCTTCCGGCTACTCCCGCTAACTACATCATCATTAATGTCGCCGGGGTAACTGGCAAAATCCCATTTTATAACGCGTAAGGATAACTAATATGGACATCGAAAAAGAACAGTTGAAACTGCGCCTGATTGAATCGCAAATGATGGTGCTGCAATACCAGCACCGTGATGTATCAGCAGCCATTGAACAGATCAAACAGGCGCAAAGCCAGGCACGGTTTGACACCGCAGTCGATGCCCGCGACATGCCAAGCGGCACTGTCAAGCAGCCTGACCCGTATAGCGGCGACTGATCCATGAAGATCGCCCGCTACAAAGCCAAGCTGCTGGGCAAGATCACCATGCCCATGATTGACCTGCTGTTTTTCTGGCAGGGGCCGAGGCACTGCTACCACGCATACCGCAAAGAGATTGAGCGCAAGCAGTACCCAGCAGAGTACAGGACGACGCAATGAACAACACACAAAACGCCACCGAAGGGGCCGCAATCATGGCAACAAAAGCCGCCCAGACCGCAGCGGTATCACTCGCCACCATCGCCAGCTACCAGGCGCTCGTTGTCGGATTGCTGCTGGACTTGATCGTCAATACCACGGTGGCCTACTTGCTCTTCCTGGAGCACCCGAAGGAATGGACGGTATCGGCACGGCTTACCCGGCACAGTGAAGGGAGTGGGTGGCGTCAACGGGTTGCCATCGCAATTCGCAGTGCGCTACTGGACAACATCGACCCGAACGGGGTGCACCGTGGTTGAGGACGATCAGCCGCTCAAAGTGACTCGCGTCATTGACTTTCGCATCCCTCTGCCATGGCTTTTGAGTGGATTGATCGTCGTCGGGTGGGCGGCGTTATCCCGACCCAGCCAACCCACCACCCAACCCGCCCAGGCGGGTTTTTTTATGCCCGGAGAAACCCACGATGCCTGAACCCACATCGACCGCCGCAGGCATCGCAACGGTGGCCGTGTATGCCGGCGCCACATCGGCCATCACGGCCTTCGGTGTGCCGCTGGGCTTGCGGGCAGACCTGCTCATTGCAGGGTTTGCTGGCAGCCTGGTGGCCATCATCCTGCTCAACACCGTGCCCGGCACGGGCGACACCTGGCAGCAGCTGGCGCGCACCACCTGGCGCCGCATGGCAGTGGCCTGCGCCAGCAGCCTGACCGCGGGCTACCTCACGCCCCTGGCCATGCTGGTGGCGCAGCTGCCCGAGGCCCTGCTGCTGGGCGGTGCCTTTGCAGTGGGCGGTGGCGCGCAGCAGGTGTTGATGTTCGCGATCAAGCGCCTGAGCGGGGCGGCAGCCACACCGCCCGCTGGCCAGAACGGAGCAACGCCATGACTACCGCGCTGCACGTCATCTACTGGCTCGCCGGTCTGCTGGTGCTGGCCGAAGCCCTCAACAAGCTGGAGCGCACTGCGCCATGCCGCCATGGCCTTACCGGCAGGGAGCGCGCCACCGAGTGGCTCAAG